CAACGATCAGATTAGAAAGTCACAGTATTCTTTTGAGTTAGTAAATAACAGATTAAGACTATTCCCAATTCCAACTGTAAGTGACGGAAAAATGTTCTTTGAATACATCAAAAACTCAGAGAGGAATATTGCAACTATGCCAAGTTCTTCTGCATTAGTTTCTAATGTATCAAACGTACCTTATAATAATCCAAATTATACTCAGATTAATTCAATAGGAAGACAGTGGATTTTTGAATACACTTTATCCTTAGTTAAAGAGATGCTTGGGTATGTTAGAGGTAAGTACGGCACCATTCCAATCCCAGGAGCAGAGGTTACTCTAAACTCAGGAGATTTAATTACTGCGGCTACTGCAGAAAAGAACTTGCTTTTAGATAAATTAAAAGCTTACTTAGAAGAAACTTCAAGAGAAAAATTACTTGAAAGAAGATCTCTAGAAGCTGATTATAAACAAAAGGAATTAAACTTAGTTCCTCAACCAATATTTATAGGATAATGAAATTACAAGACCTATTAAACGAAGTAACTTATTCAATGTACCAATCCTTGGTATATGTTGAATTCTCAGACGAAACCAACGTTACTGATATCGCTCAGTTAATCAGAGGTTTGAGATACGTTACTGTTGTGAATAATAAAACAGATAAAGAAGATCTAGAACCTAGAGGATTACTCCAGTTAAAGGTAGTTAGCTTAAAACCAGGTCAAGAGACTTTTGAATTAATTAAAAAAGAAGCTTTAGCAACCATTCCTACTTTAAAGAAATTTAAGTATAGCGTTAAACAATTACAGAAAATTGAGGAGATATAAATGGCATTATTCGGAAGACAGAGAGATGTATTATTGATCAATAGTATCAACCGTGAGTTATTACCAGACATTATAACTCAGCAGGTAGGGTATTATAAAGTCACTCTCGGAGCTTCACAGACGAATATGTACGGAGAGGCTGTTGATAAATTCCTTAGTGAACCCGCTCTCCTAAACTGCTTAATTACCAGAGGAGAACAAACCTGGAGCACTGACGCTTATGGACCAGACGTTAATAGAGCGTTATCCTTTGCCTTCTTCCAGCAAGATTTAAGAGACCTTGAATTAGTACCGGAAGTAGGAGATGTTATATTCTATTATGAAAACTACTATGAAGTAGACGGTACTGTAGAAAACCAATACTTTGTAGGAAAGATACCGGAATACTCGTACTCTGAAGGTCTAAATCAATTCGGTTCTTCAATTAGTATCGTTTGTTCAACTCACCTTGTACCTGCAGATAAACTAGGTATAACTAAAGAAAGAATATAATGGCAAATAAGACCAGGAAACCAGTACCGAAGAACCAGAGAGAAATTTCTATCTCTCAACAGACTCCTCTTTTGGATAATCCAAACAGTGCTGTTGTACCTTTGCCCGTTTTTGCAAATCAAAACGATCCTGCTACTGCTAAGAATTATAGAGCAGAACAGATTTCAGTTAAAGGAGATACTGAGAAAGATTATACAGTTGGTATTGGTGATTTAGATGAGACTATCGTTTACTATTTTAATAACGTAATCAAACCGCAAGTATACCAGAACGGAACCACTCTCCCGGTACCTGTAATCTACGGAAATCCTGAAAGATGGCAATCAGTTCAGAAAGACGGTTATTATAGAGATAAAAATAGTAAAATTATGTGTCCGATTATTATGTTCAGAAGAGCATCAATGGAAAAAACATACTCTATCGGAAATAAATTAGATGCTAACAATCCTCAAAATTATGCAATTGCAGGAAAAACCTATCAAAAAGGTGATGCTTATTCTAATTTTGACCTATTAAATAACAGAAAACCTGTAACTGCTTACCAGGCAGTAGTAATTCCGGATTACGTTACTTTAAACTACGAATGTATCATTTGGACTTACTACGTAGAACAGATGAATAAAATCGTTGAGGGAATTAACTACGCTTCTGATTCATATTGGGGAGATCCTAATAGATTTAAATTTAGAGCAAGAATCGATACTTTTACAGATAATAGTACAATTAACCAAGGAGAAGAACGTCTGATTAAGACGACATTCAATATTAAGATGTACGGGTATATTATTCCAAGTGTTATTAACAAGGATTTAGTAGCAACTAAGAAGTTTTTCTCCAAAGGAAAGGTGTCTTTTAACACCGAAGCAGTAAGTAATATCAACGATCTTTAATAGCTTTTTGAAGGTCTAATTACTATTTATATTAGAACTATCTAACAAACTAAAATAAAATGGCAGAAACTTTATTATCACCTGGTGTTTTAGCAAGAGAGAATGACCAGTCTTTCTTAACAGCCCAACCTATAGTTGTTGGCGCCGCCATTGTCGGCCCCGCAGCAAAAGGTCCTGTTAACATACCTACATTGGTTACATCTTTTAGCGACTATCAGAACAAATTCGGAGGTCAAGTAGCTTCTGGATCTAACTATTACACCTATTTCACATCAATTGCAGCTTATAACTACTTTCAACAAGGTGGTGAAACTCTGTTAATAACTAGAGTAGCTTCTGGATCTTACACCGCAGCATCATCTTCATTTGTATCTGCCTCAGGCTTTGCCGGTGGTAAAACACAATCAGTATTTGAGTTACAAACTCCATCTGAAGGTACTTTGATGAATAGTGCAGGTGCTACAGGCTCTAACGGTACTTTAGTAAACGGAACAGCTGACAACTTAAGATTTGAAATCACAAGCCCTTCAACTTCATCAGGAACTTTCTCGTTGTTGATTAGAAGAGGAGATGATACTGAAACAAGTAAAATTGTTTTGGAAACCTGGCCTAACTTATCATTAGATCCTACTGCTACTAACTACATTTCAAGAGTAATTGGAGATCAAGTACAGACAGTAGTTACTGATGCAGATGGAACAACATACTTACAGACATCAGGATCTTACGAAAATAGAAGTAGGTACGTAACTGTTAAGACAGTTAATTATCAAACCCCTAACTACTTTGACAATAACGGTCAACCTAAAGCAGCTTACACCTCTTCAATCCCTGTAGCAGTATCAGGAGCATTCGGTGGTGCCGCAGGAACACCTTTTGTTGCAATGACAGCTAACTTCTACGAAAATATTGCATCTGGAAATACACAAGGTCTGGTAGGTCTTAACTACACAACAGCTCTTGCATTACTAGCTAACCAAGATGAGTACAGTTACAACACTATCGCCGCTCCTGGTCTTTACGCAGCAGACTTCTCTACTCAGACAAACAAAATGATCACCAACGCTGAAGAAAGAGGAGACAATATCGCCGTTATTGACTTAGTAAAATATGCACAGACGGTAACTGCAGTAACTAGCCAAGCTAGCAACTTAAATACATCTTACGGAGCATCATACTGGCCTTGGGTTCAGACTCCTGACCCTTATAGCGGTAATATCGTTTGGGTCCCTGCATCTACTTTGATTCCTGCAGTTTTCGCATTCAACGACAATGCTGCCGAAGCATGGTTTGCACCAGCTGGATTTAACAGAGGGGGTCTTGCAACCGCAGTAAGAGCAGAAAGAAGATTGACTCAAGCTGAAAGAGATACTCTATATCAAGCAAAAGTTAACCCAATCGCAACTTTCCCTAACCAAGGCTTAGTAGTATTTGGTCAGAAGACGTTGCAGACTAAAGCTTCTGCTTTAGATCGGGTAAACGTTAGAAGATTGTTGATTACTTTGAAAGATTACATCTCTCAAGTTGCCGATAACTTAGTGTTCGAACAGAACAGTATTGCAACTAGAAATGCTTTCTTATCACAAGTTAATCCTTACTTATCTTCTGTACAGCAGAGACAAGGTCTTTATGCATTTAAAGTAATTATGGATGATACTAACAACACAGCAGATGTGATTGATAGAAACCAGTTAGTAGGTCAGATCTACATCCAACCAACTAAGACTGCTGAATTCATCTACTTAGACTTTAATATCTTACCAACAGGAGCTACTTTCCCAGCTTAATTTAACTTAACAGATATTTATAAACAATAAAACATAAATAAAATGGCAGTATTAGATCCAAACGAAATATTTTTCACAGCCTTTGAACCCAAAGTACAGAATAGATTTATCATGTATGTTGATGGTATTCCTTCTTACTTTATCAAAGGTATCGACGGCCTTACTTATACATCAGAAGAAATTACTCTAAACCACATTAACGTAATGCGGAAAGTAAAAGGAAGATCTAAATGGGATGATGTTACTATGACCCTTTACGATCCTATTACCCCTTCAGGTGCTCAGGCAGTTATGGAGTGGGTACGTCTTCACCATGAATCAGTAACTGGCCGTGATGGTTATTCTGACTTCTACAAAAAAGACTTGACTATTGATATCTTAGGCCCAGTAGGTGATATCGTTTCTGAATGGATTCTAAAAGGAGCCTTTATTACAGAAGCTAAATTCTCAGATTTAAGTTGGGATGAAGATGCAGCTGCACAGGAGATTACAGTAACACTTGCAATGGACTACGCAGTATTGAACTTCTAAGTAACAATAACCTTAAAGAAAGAGCCCTCCTATTTATTAGAGAGGGCTTTTTTATTACATGAAACTCATAGATATTCTAAACGAACTGGTTATGCCACCGGCTTTAAAGTCGAAACAATATGAATTAGAGAAAGACGGGTATACTAAAATCGGAGGTGGAGATAATGGCATTGTAATGGAAAAAGGATCCGACGTAAAGAAGCTTACTACGGATGTTGATGAGCTAGAACACGCTGAGAAACTTGTAAACCATTCTTTCTCATGCATTATCCCTATCTATAAAGTAGAAAGACTTGCAGGAGGTAAATCAGGCATTATTGATATGACAAATGCCGAGCAGCTAGCACCTCAAGAAGCAGAAGAAATTGCAGCTAATGGAACTAGAGCAGAAGACTTCTTAGTATACGACGAAGAATTATATCCTAAGTTATCAGATAAGTTAAAACAATTCTTAGTTAGCCTAAAAGAAGCATTTGAACAAGCCGGTATTAACCCGGATGAAATTGATTGGTCACCAACAAACGTTATGAATTATAAAGGAAATTACGTTTTAGTTGACGTATAAACCTAATTCATATATATTTATAAT